GCTGAATATCGCCAAGTGTGGTTTCTATTACTTGTTCTTGAAAAGGTGATTGATATGCACCAATGTCAGCTCCCAAAAGACTAGGAGTAGGCGCTTGAGCTATTTCTCTAATACTAGTAAAAGGATCGTATTCCATGCCTGTTTCAAATAGACCGCGAGTCGCCTCAAATTGTCTTAGTTGATCCGGGGAAAATCCTGCAATTCTTGGCCCTGTATAAGGAACAAAAGGTTGCCCGGCAACACCTTTAGCAGCTTGAAACAGCTCTTCTTGTTGCCTTCTTTGATATTCTGGTAATTCTACTGATTGTGTTGTTTTGCCTTTACTCATAAGTCTTTTCTTATCATATATTCTGGCTCAAAGCCTAAATGTTTTAGTTTTCTTAACCATCCTTTTCGACCACCGCCATATAATCTTTTACATCCTGCGGCTTTTGCAAATGCCTCTATAGATGGCAACATTTCTTCTAATTCTTTGTAATCTCCACCACAAAATAACAAATTTAATGCTGTATTCTGTGGGAATACTACAAATTCTGTGACCATTGCAGATCTCTCTGCGGGCCACAAATGGAATAATCCATGCCTTATTTTATCTTCAATATCGTCTAATGTATAGGAATCTTGGTGTTTGATAGCCTTTGCAATCCAATGTTTACAGCGATTCCATTCAATCTCCCAAGCATCTTTCTTGGGAAACTCAACAATATTAGTCGCCTTTTCCATATTCAATAATGCTTAAAACCAAGTCAATGTTTGCATGGTTGACTTGTGCTTTTATTATTTCACCTTGCAAGAGAATAAGTCCTGCGTTGGTTTGCAACTCTTCAGTAGCGTGTGCTGATATGTTGTGTTGCTTATAAATAAAAAACTCATTTGCACTTGTATCAGTAATTGATACATCTAAATCGGTTTGCTGATTACCATGATCGCAAGCTAAAAAACTTTTAACAATCGCAAAGTCAAAATCA